ACAAGTAAATGGAATTAAACTTACAGCGGATTCAGTAAGCTATGTGACGTCAGGTTTACTTGATGAAAGTAGAAAGAAAGTTGTTTCTTATCTGCATAAAGCACTAAAGCCTATTAACCAATTAAGAATGATGGAAGACTCATTAGTGATCTATCGTTTAGCACGTGCTCCAGAAAGACGTATATTCTATATTGATGTAGGTAATATGCCACGTGGTAAGTCTGAAGAGTATATGAAGAACATCATGACTAAGTACCGCAATAAGTTGGTATATGATGCAAACACTGGTAAACTTAAAGATGATCGTAAACATATGTCTATGTTGGAAGACTTCTGGCTACCAAGACGTGAAGGTGGAAGAGGTACAGAAATCTCTACACTTCCAGGTGGTGAGAACTTAGGTCAGATAGATGATATTATTTACTTCCAAAAACGTCTATATAGATCATTGAATGTACCTAGTTCAAGACTAGAGCAAGAACAAGCATCTGGACTTCTAGGTAGATCAACAGAAATTAATCGTGATGAACTTAAATTCCAAAAGTTTATTGACAGACTACGCCGTAGGTTCTCTGGTTTATTCCTTGAGATACTGAGAAAGCAACTTGTTCTTAAAGGTACTATTACTAATGAAGATTGGGAAGCATGGCGTAATGAATTAGTTGTAGACTTTGTATCAGATAATCACTTTGCAGAATTGCGTAATGCAGAACTTGTTAGAGAAAGATTGCAGACATTAGATATGACTCAACAGTATGTTGGTGAATTCTATTCTAAAGAATGGGTATTTAAGAATATATTAAATCTATCTCAAGAGGAGATGGAAGAGATGAAGAAGCAGATGGCTCAAGAAGAAGCCGATGGTGAAGTAATGCCAGATGAAGATGGTGATACTGACTATGATGAACCTAAATCTGCACCAGTTGAAGTTAAGGTTGTACCAGACGAGAAGGAAGAGAAACCTCGAGTTGATACAGATAAGCCTAAGAAAGATCCTAAGGATCCTAAACAAAAAAAGAAAGATAATGAATAATGGAAATGAATAGTACACTTACAGATTTTATTGATGCAGTTGGAACAAAAGATTTTGCTAAAGCGGAACCTATGTTTAAAGATATGATGACTTCTAAAGTAGGTGATGCACTTGATGCTGAAAAGATTGCTCTTGCTAATTCCGTATATAATGGTGCTGATGAAGAACAATTGGAATTGGAACTAGATGATAATGAAGCTGAAGAACCAGTGGAAGAAATTTCGTCAGAAGAACAATTAGAAGATTAAATTGTTATAAATATTAGTTGAAACATAAGGTAACATAACTTAATGAAAACATTTTTGCAAATACGGGAAAAAAGAATAAGTAAAATGCCTCCTGGTGAACATGTTTTTGATACTAAAGTAAAAGGTATTGAAGTTATGGTACATAAAGAAAAGAATAAATTTGTTACATATGTTGACATGGAAAAATTAGACACATTTCGTGATCTAAATTCAGCTAAAAAAGCTGGCCTAGAATTTGTCAAACAATTTAAAGGATAATTAGAATGAAGCTTATTACAGAATATACAGAAACTGATGTTCAATGTATTGTAGAAGCTAACGATAAAGGCGAGAAATCGTATATTATCGAAGGTATTTTTGCAATGGCTGATTCTAAAAACCGTAACGGCCGTATATATCCAAAATCAATTATGGAAAATGCAGTTGCTAAATATGTTACAGAACAAGTAAAAACTAAGCGTTCAGTTGGCGAATTAAACCATCCAGATGGTCCAACAGTAAACTTAGATAAGGTATCCCATCTTATTACTGATCTTCAATTTGAAGGTAGTAACGTGATGGGTAAGGCACAAATATTAGATACCCCAATGGGAAAGATTGTAAAAGGTTTACTTGATGGTGGTGTTCAACTAGGTGTGTCAACTCGTGGTATGGGTAGTCTCGAACAGAGAAACGGCGTAACAATGGTCAAAGACGATTTCATTCTAAATACAGTTGATATTGTACAAGATCCATCTGCTCCACAAGCTTTCGTTAATGGAATAATGGAAGGTGTAGACTGGGTTTGGAATAACGGCGTAATCGAAGCAAGAGAAATTGAAAGAATGGAGACTGAGATTAAGAAGGCTCCACGTGCTGATCTTTATGAGACACAGACACGTGAGTTTAAGAATTTCCTCTCGTTACTCAAAACAAAAAGCATGTAAAGGAGTACAGCATGTCTGAAGAAAATCAGATCACTGATGCACAACTCCATGACGAGAACGTTGTGGAAGAAGCTCATGATCCTAAAAATGCGGAAGTTCAATCTGTCGATTCTGTCGACAAGGCGGCTAAAGCAACAACACAGGCGGCGGCACCAAAAACTAAAGCTGGAATGATTAATGCAATGTACGGTAAGATTTCGAAGATGAAGAAAACAGATCTTCAAGCATCTTACAGTAAAATGATGGGCGAAGAAGTAGACGCTGATGAAACTAATGTGGTAGCAGAGAATGCTACAGCAGAAGTTGAATTCAATTATACATCTGAGCTTGATGCATTGGTTGAGTCTGAAGCAACTCTTTCAGAAGAGTTCAAGACAAAAACAGCAGTAATTTTTGAATCCGCAATCAAATCTAAACTTACAGAGGAAATTGATCGTCTGGAAGAAACATATGCAACTGAATTAGCTGAGGAAGTTTCTACTATTAAAACTGACTTAGTTGAAAAAGTTGACAGCTACCTAAACTATGTGGTTGAATCATGGGTTGAAGACAACAAAGTTGCCATTCAAGCCGGTTTACGCACAGAAATTGCAGAAGGTTTCATGAGCAAGTTGAAAGACGTGTTTATTGAATCTTACATTGCCGTACCAGAAGAAAAAGTTGACTTAGTTGACGATTTATCTGAGCAAGTAAAAGAACTTGAAGAAGCTCTTAATGCACGTACAGAAGATGCAATGACTATCTCTGAGCAACTAGACACTTATAAGCGTAATGCAATTATTGCAGAAGCTGCAAAGGGTTTAGCAGACACACAAGTTGAAAAACTAACCAAATTGGTTGAAGGCTTTGATTTTGATGACGAAGCTACATTTGCAGAAAAAGTTGCAATTGTAAAAGAGTCTAACTTCAAACCAGAAGCAATTGAATCCACTATTGCTGAAGAAACTGAAGACGATGCATCTGATGCTATTGTTGAAGGCACTTCCGATGTAATGAACACCTACCTTTCTGCAATCAGAAAATCTCAAAAGTAAGAGGGAATAATCCAAATGAATACATACGACAACCTAGTCGAAAAATGGAACCCAGTGTTGAACGAAGAGTCAGCTGGATCTATCACCGATGCCCATAAACGTAGCGTAACAGCTGCTTTGTTGGAAAACACAGAAAATGCGCTAAAGGAAGAGCGTCAATTAACAGAAGCAGCTCCAACTAACTCTGCTTTAGGCGCTGGCTCAAACTGGGATCCAATCTTGATCTCATTAGTACGTCGTGCGGCACCTAACATGGTTGCATACGACCTAGCTGGTGTTCAACCTATGTCTGGTCCTACTGGCTTGATCTTCGCAATGAAGTCACGTTATACAAGCCCATCAGGTACAGAAGCATTGTTCAACGAAGCAGACACACGTTTCTCTGGTTCACAAGCACAAGCTGCACAAGCTGCAAGCCCATCAGGTCTTGACGTAACTAACGCAAACGATGCAAAAACAATTGACTCAGACCGACTAACTGCACTAGGCGCAGGCGGAATGGCTACTGACTCAGCTGAAGCATTAGGCGATACATCTGGTAATGCATTTGCTGAAATGGGTTTCTCAATCGAAAAAGCAACAGTGACTGCAAAATCACGTGCTTTAAAAGCTGAGTACTCACTAGAACTAGCTCAAGACTTGAAAGCAATCCACGGTTTGGATGCTGAAACAGAATTAGCAAACATATTGTCTACAGAAATCTTAGCGGAAATGAACCGTGAAGTTATCCGTACAATTAACTCACAAGCTAAATCTGGTGCACAACAATCTAACGTAGCGGTACGCGGTATCTTTGATATGTCTACAGATGCAGACGGACGTTGGTCAGTAGAGAAGTTTAAAGGTTTGATGGTTCAAATCGAACGTGAAGCTAACAAAATTGCTAAAGAAACACGCAGAGGAAAAGGTAACGTAGTTATGTGTTCTTCTGATGTTGCATCTGCACTTGCTGCAGCAGGCATGTTAGATTACACTCCAGCTATCTCAGCTAACTTAAATGTTGACGATACAGGCAACTTGTTTGCTGGTGTTCTTAATGGCCGTACAAAAGTTTATATCGACCCATATGCAACTGTAGACTATGTAACTGTTGGTTACAAAGGTACAAACCCATATGACGCTGGTGTATTCTACTGTCCATATGTACCATTAACAATGATGCGTGCTGTTGGTGAAAACAACTTCCAACCAAAAATCGGTTTTAAAACTCGCTACGGCATGGTTTCTAACCCATTCGTTGGTTCAACTGCTGCAAACGGTCTAGCAACTGCTAAGACTAACCAGTATTACCGTATCTTCCGTGTAGATAACATCTTAACATCTGCATAAGATAAGCATAAAAAACTAAACTGGGCTGCCTTCGGGCGGCCCTTTTTTTTGTATAAATAGACTTATACAATAAGGACAGACAATGGCTGTACTAACTAAAAATTTAAACTTTTTACAACCTACGGGATACAAGATTAGTATTGATAGAAAGAACTATCCTAACCTTGAATTCTTTCTACAAAGTATTGTTCACCCAGCAGTATCTGTAGCTCAAACTGAGGTGCCGTATAAACGCACTGCTATTCATATGCCTGGTGATAAGATACTTTATGATGAAGTAACCTTTGAAATGTTATTAGATGAAGATATGAATGCATATAAAGAGATGTACGGCTGGTTAGAGAGACTTGTTGAAGAAGGTGTTCAATCACCATCTAATAGATCAAATAAGGTGCCTAGTTATTCTGATATAACTTTATCTATGCTATCAAGTCATAGTAACACAACTAATAAATTTATCTACCGAGATTGTATTCCAACAAATATAGGTAGTGTTAACTTGACTTCAGCTACAACAGATGTAGCATTTTTGACTATACCGGTATCGTTTAGTTTTAGCTACTTTGATATTGTATAGATAGTATTGTAATTGATTATGGAGATATATTATGAACTTGGAATCCGTTCTGGAAATGTGGAAAAAAGATAGTGTTATTGAACAGTTTAATTTAGACGACACTAGTAGAAATACACCAGCATTACACGCAAAATATTTAGAACTTCTTTCTATTGCTAAACTGCAATTAAAGAAAGCTGATCTTACACAAAAATCCCTATTAAAGAAAAAATGGCTTTACTATAATGGTAAACTCACTCAAGATCAAATTGTTGAACTTGGTTGGGAATTTGATCCGTTTAATGGCCTTAAAGTCCTAAAAGGTGAAATGGAATATTACTATGATGCTGATGTAGATATACAGAGATCAGAAGAAAAAATATTATATCATAAAACTATGATTGAAACATTAACAGAAATTGTTACTAATTTAAACTGGAGACATCAGACTATTGGTAATATGATCAAGTGGAGGCAATTTGAAGCCGGTGGATAAGATTACACTAAAGAAAAAAAACCAGTCAGTAATGCACATTCAGACAGATCCTGGTATAGCAAATGAGTTAAGTGATTTTTTCTCATTCTTTGTCCCAGGCTATAAATTTATGCCTGCATTTAAAAATCGTATATGGGATGGGAAGATTAGATTGTTTAATGCGCAATCTTGTGAGTTACCTATAGGTCTATTCTCATATGTGCAAGAGTTTGCTCAACAGAGAAAGTATATTGTAGAAGTTGAACATGATGCATATTACGGTAGACCAGATTCAGTTAATGATGTTGACTTAGTTGAACTTGCTACGTTTGTAGAGGGTCTTAACTTAACAAGTCGTGGTAATAAGATTGCTCCTAGAGAATATCAAGTAGAAGCTATGGTTGAAGCTATTCATCGTAAACGAGCCATTCTACTAAGCCCAACCGGTTCTGGTAAATCTCTTATCATTTATTTACTTATGCGGTGGTTGTTAGATAGATCAACTAAGAAGGTTTTGGTTATTGTACCAACTACATCACTAGTGCAACAAATGTATGCTGACTTTGAAGATTATTCTAAATTTGATGAGACTTGGGATGTTGAACTAGAAGTACATAGAATTTACTCTGGTAAACCTAAGATGAATATGAGTCAGAGAATATTTGTATCAACATGGCAATCTGTTTATAAACTTCCAGGTGCATGGTTTGAGCAATTTGGTACAGTATTCGGCGATGAGTGTCACGGGTTTAAATCTAAATCTCTTACTGGTATTATGAATAAATCGAGGGAAGCTGAATAT